TTCAGTTCTTCTGAATCAACGTTTGGAGAGAATATTCTTAGTTTTTTATTGTCAATTATTTGTTGTTGATAGGGTAAGTTTTCCATTACCAAGATTTTGAACTTTTAAGACCTAATTTTTTTGCGAACCTACCGACAGAACACGACCAATACCCAGCCATAGTTCTATCTTTCTTTTGAGCACAATTATGTCTAGCTCTGAATGATTTTGCAGCTTTAGGATTTCTATTTCTTACTTTAAGATTGGGATCACCAAATGTAACTTTCTTAATAGTCCCTTTTGGTGTTTTAACATATACCGCAAATTTCTTTGGACCTCCAGGTGTTCTAAATGGGGAATTTAATTTAACATTTTTTCCTCTATGTTTAGCTTCAGACAATAACTCCTCAACTTCTTCTTCATACATTGGAGCATCCAACCAAACTTCATCACCATTTTCTAGCAATACTTTTTTACCTAAGTCGGATTCAACCAACCAAGTATCATCATCATTTAATGTAATTTTATTTTCATTGTACAAATTTCTAACTTCATTGATTAACTTGAAGTATTTGTCAGAATAAATTCGAAACACATTTTCAGATAATGAAATCTTATTTTCCAAATGGTATTTTAATTCATCTGAAATCATACAAGGTTGAGTTAATCTCATTGAGGTATTAATACTCTCTCTCAAAACTTTCTTAATAAGGTTATCAATATTTTTGTTCATAAATTTTGATTTATCCATAAATATCACTACTATTATTATGAAATTTAATAACTTGAATAATATGCCTAATATATTTTTATTTTTTTACTCATTTATTTACATAGTAATCCGAATATTTGTATTCGCTAAGGTTTTTTACCTACTATGTATGACTTATTACTATCCAGAATCCCACGATGTTACTTTATTGACTTGGTGGATGTATTTTATGATTTTTGATATTTGGTTAATAGTTATGTTACCAAATAAAAAAGATAACAACTCACCAATTATATAAGATTTTTTAATTTTTCATATATTTATAAAGAAAAAATTTATGAGAAAATATATCGTTAAAGAATCTGATATTAAAAGAGTTTTAAGACAAACAGTCAAAGAAGAAATTGGAATGGAACAAAAGGAAGAAAAACAAGCTCCTCGTTGTGTTCCTGAGAATGTTATTCCGTTAGATGAAATTGTTGGTAGTGCCGATGAGTATGTGGATTATGCCCCAGGTGTGAATAAAAGAAAATTGGGGGTTAACTCAATGGTTGATAGTTTAGGCATTCTTAATAACATAAGATTATTCAAAGATGTAAAGGATGGTGGGTCACACTTGGCTTATAACATGATGCACCATTTGAATAAGTTCAGAAATAAAAACTACTACGATGAAACTTCAGGTCAATGTAATAAAGCTATGGATAAAATCATTGAACTTTATAAAGAAAATGAACATGGAACTGAACTTGTAAAAGATATTGAAAGAGTATTAAATCTTCAAACAAAAGATGATGAATATACACCCTCACCAAGAGCAAAAGAATATCTGAAAAGATGTTTGTCTTTGGTTAAAGGAGAATAATCTAACCTCTTAGGAGGACTTTTAGGACCGTTACTAGTTATGGTAACAAAAAAAGAGGACATCGCTACGTCCTCTTTTTCTTTTATTGGTATTTATAAATAAAAATATAGATTATGAAAAAAATAACAAGATTAACTGAAAGTGATTTAAATAAATTAGTAAGGAGAATTATTAATGAACAATTACTTCCAGCACCAACGACACCAAAAAAATCACCAGGAGCCGGAACACCACCACCAACGGCATCACCAATTGCGAGAACACCAGTTGCGGGAACACGTCAACCAACACAGACAACAAAATTAAGTAGTTGTAAAGGTGGTGAACAAGGAATATTAGATGTTATTTCTTGGGGTAATACGTCATTGTGGACTTTAAGTAGTAGTAATGGTAAACAATGTATTGTATCTGAAAATGAAGGGATTAGAAAAGCATATTTAATGCAAAAACAAGGACCAATGCCGACAATGACAAGTCCATCAATGACAAAAACAAACCTTAGTATTTAAATAATATGAAAACAAAACTATTTTTCGGATGGGAAAACACAAAATGGTTGTTTAGAGAACTTGGTAAAATCTATTCAACAAAAAAATCAGTATTTTCCAAAAAAAGAATTGAATCTGGTATTGCATTTATTGTTGCACAATGGGGTATGATTTTCTTCCTTTTAGAAAAACACTCATCATTGACTATGACTGATTTAATTATGTGGGCTGGTGTTGAATTCGCCATCTCAGGATATATTATCCACCAAATTCAAAGAGAAAAGAAAACTGAAGAACAAAAAGAAGAAACCCCCAACGAATAGTTGAGGGTTTTTTTATTTATTTAACTTCTTCAAATTCAACGTCTGAACCACTAAATCCATCGGTATTTTCGGTTTCATTCACATTACTATACAATTCTTGGGTAATCTTTTGCATAGAAACATTAACATTATCCAAAGCTTTGTTAATTGTATCAATGTCATTGGATTTCATACTTTCTCTAAGTTCAGTTAACCCTAGTTTAACTTCTTCTTTTTGTTCTTCACTGATTTTTTCATCCAAATCCTTCAATGTTTTCTCAATATTGAAGATTGTTGTGTCAGCTTCGTTCAATTTTTCAGCAGTTTCCTTGGCTGTTCTATCAGAATCAGCATTTTCTTCAGCTTCTCTCTTCATTCTGTCAATTTCTTCTTGTGAAAGACCAGATGAAGCTTCAATTCTAATGGTTTGTTGTTTATTTGTACCCTTATCCAAGGCTGATACATTGATAATGCCATTAGCATCAATATCAAAGGTCACTTCAATCTGTGGAATGCCCCTCATTGAGGCTGGAATACCATCTAAATGGAATCTACCAATAGTTTTATTGTCTTTTGCCATTGACCTTTCTCCTTGTAAGACATGAATTTCAACAGTTGGTTGATTATCTACCGCAGTAGAGAAAATTTGTGACTTTTTAGTCGGAATTGTGGTATTTGCTTCAATTAATTTGGTAAATACACCTCCCATTGTCTCAATTCCTAGTGAAAGTGGGGTCACATCCAATAAAAGGACATCTTTTACATCACCAGCCAACACACCACCTTGAATAGCGGCGCCTAAAGCTACAACTTCATCAGGATTTACACCTTTTGATGGTTCTTTTCCGAAGAATTTCTTAACCGCCTCTTGAATTGCGGGAATTCTAGTAGAACCACCCACCAAAATTATTTCATCTATGTCATTTGGGGTCAATCCAGCGTTCTTTAGAGCTGATTTACAAGGGTCAATGGTTCTTTGTACCAATTTGTCAATAATTTGTTCAAATTTTGACTTTGTGAGGGTCTTTATAAGGTGTTTTGGTTGATTATCAATCACCATAAAGTAAGGTAAGTTGATTTCAGTGCTTTGAGATGATGAAAGTTCAATCTTTGCCTTCTCTGAAGCCTCTCTAAGTCTCTGAATTGCCATAGAATCCTCAACCCAACTACCATTATTGTCTTGTTTGAACTCAGATGTCAACCAATCAACGATTGCATTGTCAAAATCATCACCACCAAGGTGAGTATCACCATCTGTTGATAATACTTCAAACACACCACCACCCAATTCAAGGATAGATACATCATGAGTACCACCACCACAGTCAAAAACAACGATTTTGGAGTCTTTATTCTTCTTATCAAGACCATAAGCTAGTGCCGCAGCCGTTGGTTCATTAATAATACGTCTAACATTTAGACCTGCAATCTCTCCAGCTTCCTTGGTTGCTTGTCTTTGAGCATCATTGAAGTATGCTGGTACTGTAATAACCGCTTCAGTTATAGTTTGACCCAAGTAATCCTCAGCAGTCTGTTTCATTTTCTGTAAAACCATTGCTGAAAGTTCTTGTGGAGAATATTCCTTACCATCAATCTTAACTTTAGGAGTGTTATTTTTCCCTTTTGTGACATTATATGGTACTCTCTTAACCTCAGACTTGATTTCGTCATAATTTGAGCCCATAAATCGTTTAATTGAATAGATTGTCTTCTCTGGATTTGTTACAGCTTGTCTTTTAGCGGGATCACCCACCTTTCTTTCTCCACCATCTATAAATCCAATAATAGATGGGGTAGTTCTTTTACCTTCCGAATTGGTGATAATTACTGGTTCACCATTTTCCATAATTGCTACACATGAATTTGTAGTCCCTAGGTCTATACCCAAAATTTTACTCATAATTTAAATGTTTTTTGTTTAATTATATGTTTTATTTTTTATGGAGTCAACCCCCAACTTACTATTCCATATATAAAAATTAAACCAATAAAATTTTTACTGACAATTTGTCAGTTTTATGACTTTTTTAAAATTTAATTGTATTTATTCCTAAAAGAAAAATTATGGACATCAACTTATTCAACATATTAAAAGATTAAATACAATCCTCCTTGTTTTTAGGGGGATTTTTTTTTATAATTAACCAATAAATTTAAATTTTTAAAAATGAAAAACACAAAAATCTACAACGAATTAGTTCAAAAAATGAGAACTTTCTTCCAAGCAAAAGGATTCTTGGAAGTACCTACACAATCAAGGTTGTCAATCCTTGCGGCATGTGAAAACCCACATTCAATCACTAAATTTGAATACACTGGTGAGATTTGGCCTCTACCACAAACAGGTCAGATGTGGTTGGAGTATGAATTACTCAAAAACCCTGAATACCCCGGTGTATATTGTATTTCAACATCTTATAGACAAGAGAAAACACCAATACCTGGAAGGCATGATTTAATCTTCCCAATGTTTGAAGTGGAGACAAAAGGTACAAAAGAGGATATGGTTAAACTTCAAGCCGAAATGTTAGAATATCTTGGATTTGATACCCCAACTGTCGCTGACTACAATGAACTTTGTAAAAAATACGGAACAGAAATTCTTGAAGCTGAACACGAAACAAAAATGTGGAATGAAATCGGTGATTCAATCTCACTTC